ATGGACGTTCTTGAAAGGGAATGAAGTCTACAAAATCAAAATTTAATTTTTCTATTAAATTCATTTTATCCTCCAAAGTAGATAATATAATTATAACCTACCTTGGATTATTTATAAACCTTTTTAGAAAAATTCTTCTAAAGTACTCCTCTGACTTGATTCGTATGCCTGTTTCCACTTAATTTTAAGTGCTTTCTTTACTAATCCTTTCCATGGACCAGTGGTCTGTTCTTTCTCATAAACCTCCACAAAATCAGGAAACTTTTCTGCTAGTATTTCCTGACCTCTATTGTGGTTCTCAATGGTTCTGTAAGTCTCACATCCACCCTTAGTATTGGTGGCAGAAGGATTGACTCTACAATGATTGAACACTACATTTTGAAATCCAGTGGTGAGTAGTTGTAATGTAAGGTAAAAATCTTCTGGCATTAAAAGATAATTTTCACCCCAGTCTACACTATTAGGATCAAACTTCTCAGAATAAAACACGTTGGTATATACTCTAGTGTTAAACGAAAATGGCTTTTCGTTGGGTGGAGTATTGTGAGTAGAAAGTCCACCATGAACATATCCGTCGTCCATAAAACTTTCTATCTTGAGGAGCATATCAGAAAACTCTGCCTCAGTCATAGCAACACCTTTGAGTTCTGAATTAATTGTTACAAACTTAAGATCGTCATCCATAACAAATATTCTTTTGCCCTTCCAGTTTTGCCCGATATGCTTTCTAGTTACAGCAATACCTTTAGTTCCTGAAGGAAGTTTCCATACGTTACAAGATTGGTACTTATCTTTCATGTAATCATATTCATGCTCTTGAACGACCAAGGTAACTATATTATGAAACTTTGTTGGTATATTACTTAAAGTTATTTGGTTGTCACATCTACCTAATGTTGGGATAATAATTTCTATACTCATTTATGACTCCACTAATCTATTATGTTCTGAAATGCCTTCTTCACCAAGTTTACTTCTCAAATAATCATACCATTCTTGCTCCTTCCACATCCCTGGACTAACACCGTTCCACAGTTTTCTTTGAAGAGGATGATCAAGATTTTTTCTTCTTGACTCAACATATTCATATCTAGTATTTTCATATTCATATGAACCAAGTTCAAGCATTTTTTCTCTGAGATAACAAACCAAAGAAACTCTATGTGAACCTTCTTCACAAACTATTGGTGTGTTACCGTGAATACACTCATGATTATTAATCAGTAACAGATCTCCAGGTCTTACGTTAATTGCTATTCTAAGTTCAGGAAGTACTAAGTATCCACCAGTATATCTACCATCATTAGATAGAACTAGAAGATTAGATAGTCCATCAGTAAAGTCTCCAGCATCTCTATGGCAAGCTGTTCTAAATGTCTTATTGACAGTAACTGTAGTAAATACTGTTTCAGGAACTACAAACTTTGGATCAATTTTATTAATCGCTTCCTGTTGAGCAGCATGTCTTTTAGGTAAAAGATTTTGAAATCCTTTAGAAAGATTCTTTAAAAATGGAAAAGACATTTTAAATTTATCAAAGTTGTCTCTAGTATACGATGTGGCTCTACCATAAGGTATCCTAGGATACCGATCAAACCAACCAGCAATACCAGAATCTACTGGGTTGCCATAGGTAGTTTCACTAATATATTTTTCTATCTCTCTGACAGCTTCAGCTCTTTTCTTATGATCAAATCTTTTGATAGATTCTAACCAAACATCAAAGTCAAAACCCTCATGTATTCTATAGATAACCCACACATTATTTTTACCACCACCCAATGCTTTCTTTCTAGATTCTTCCGTGGGGTACTTTGCGTTGACTACGTCGATTGGATCTTCTGCGAGAAAAAAATCACTAGCACTTTCGTGTTTTAATAATTCGTCCATCATTTCTTGTTGATAGTTAGTTACCCAAACTCTAGTACCGTCTCCAACATTAGTTCCGTCTTTAGTTCCAGACGCTAGACCTCTGTTTTCTGTACTAACAGCAGCACCTATCAAACCATCATAAGCATCTTTCTGCTCTTGTTCATTGAAATAATTTTTTCTAAACTTGAAAGCAATCCGCTTCTCACTTACTTGATCTGTATCTTCAAGATTATTAGAAGGAAGATAACAATCAGTATCTTTATCAATTAAAATATCATAATAACTGTCGTCTACAAATTTACCCAGAAGATCTTCACAGTCAATTAATTTGTCAGCAAGTATAGTTCTTACCATATAAACTCCTAAAATTTAAATCCATCAAAACTAATTTCTTTTTTTGCTCTTCTACCAAATTCACTATTATCAAAAACTGGAGTATCATCTTGCCCAGAATCTGCTATATTTTCTTGCGCTGAAACCTCAACATCATATAGTTTCATTTTACTTCTATCAATACCAACAATAAATCTCTTATAACTACTAGGATCAGCATATCTGTTCTTCAACTGCTTAACCATTATCTGATTAAGCTGCTCAAGCTCTTCAGTTGATATTAGAGCAAACATAAAATCAACAGTTGCTGGCAAACCAAAAGACTCAGAAGTATCTGTCAAGTCAACGTCAGTGTTAGAAAAACCAGATCTAGTAGTTTGTGTAGCACTTAGTATAGGAACATTATATTCTACAGCCAAACCTCGTAGTTCTTCAGCAATGCTTTTAATATATGTATAAGAGTTTACATTCGCTCCTTGACGAATACGTTGACTTGAACAAATGTTTAGATAGTCAATAACGATAACATCTGGAACAAAATCACGTTTCATTTTTAGTTCATCAATTAAAGAACGGAAATGACCAGCATGAGCACCTGCAGTTGGATACTCTTTAACTACCAACCTACCTTGAGTTTTAGTTTTCAGTTTTTCAAGTCTGTTTATGAAGATTGATTTTTCAACAACCTTCAACTCATCCATGGATAAGTTTAGTAAGTTAGCATCAATACGCTCTGCGATTCTTTCCTCAGCCATCTCCATAGTAATATAGAGAACATTTTTACCCTGAAGTAAAGCAGCAGCTGAAACGTGACACATGAACAATGACTTACCGACACCAGTGCCAGCAAGCGCAACGTTGAGTGTTTTCTTAGAAAGACCACCTTTGGTTATAGTGTTGAACATACCAAGATCAAAGGGCATCTTTTCTTCAACTTTATGATAGAAAGCATACCGTTCTTCACCGTCTTCAAGATAATCGTGACCGACATGTTTATCAAAAGAAACTGCCAATGCTTCTTGAAGTAAGGAAGGTATGGCATCTGCAGTCAAGACAGTATTTTTACCATCTATGATACCGATAGATTCCATTATACCATTATGAAGTGCCTTTTCTTTACAGAATTTTTCGCTACGTTCTAGTAACCAATCTTCATTGACATCTTCACCTGATAAACTATCAACAGATTCTTGTAATGATTTGTGCTCAACATCAGACAAGTCCCTACGATTAGAAACTTCAATAGAAAGAATTTCTTTCGTTAGTGGTTTGTTGTAGTCAGTGTAAAATTTAGAAACAATTTCAAAAACTATTTTCTCTTGACGATTTTGAAAATAATCTTTCTTTAAAAACGGTAATACTTTTCTCGCATAGTCTTCATTATGTATCAGATTGTTCAGGATCGTCTGTTCTATTCTCATCAATACCGCCTGTATATACTATTCCATTCATAATTAACTGCTCACTTAGCAGCTCCATCAAGAAGTCACCCAACTCTTCTTCAAAGTCTTCTTTATTATAAAGCACTCCACCATCATCATGAACTTCATAATCAAACTTCAATTTGAGTTTATCTTGACCCTTGTCCTCTTCAAACTTTACTGCACCATATGAAAATATTATACCACTATGTTTCCCCTCTGTCAACATTAATGCTTCTGTTTTTGCATCATCTTTCTTTTCTAAGACCTTATGTGGTCTTATTGGAGCATCTTCATGAAACTCCTCATGCAACATCTTCATCACCTTCAGAATAATCTTTTGGTGCAGGTGGGTCTTCATGACCAAACAAATACTTAGATTGACAATACTCGTCAATAACTTTTAGTGTATCATAATCAAAATACTTTTCAACATCTTGCATAATATGTTTACCAAAAACTTTTTTACCGTCTGGTAATTCAATACGTCCACCTTGCGACTTCCAAAGACCTGCTTCAATAGCCAAGTCAGTCAAACCATGATAACGATCTAAACCTGTAGTAAACGAAAGTTTAGTTTCAACCATAGATTGTTCACGTGTGAATCTAGACTTTTGCAACTTACATTTAATAATATTACCAATAACTTCAGTTCCGTCTTTATCTTTAGACTTACTCAGATAAACAATAGTTGAAGCAGCATACTTCAAACCAGAACCGCCACCCATTTCCTGCATAGGAATATAAGAACCTACTGTGGTATACGTGTGATTAGTAACTAGCATTGGCACATCAAGTTTAGATAACTTCAAAGATAATATTCTAAAGGCACCACGAATAAGTTGTGCTCTAGTCATATCTCTAACATCTTTACCTGAAGCGGCATCTTCCATCTCTTTACTAGTTGACAGCATACCCAAAGAATCTAGACACATCATTAATGGTGGTCTGTCACCTTTTTTAGTTTTCTCATATCCTTCAAGAATTTTAACTGCTTGAGTTCTAAACTCTTGAATAGTAGAAACTGGAACGATAACAAATCTGCTAGTGTCAATACCTCTATCCTCTAGCATCTTTTTAGTCAGCGCACCCTCAGTTTCAAAATAAATTATACCTGAATTTTCATCAGTGCTCAAAAAACTTTTACAAATACCTAACGCATAGAACGTTTTTCCTGTTGAAGATTCTCCTGCCAATGCTGTAACTTTGTTAGAAGGTAAACCACCGAAAATGGTACCAGACAAAAGAGCATTAAAAGCATAGGAACCAGTATCAATAAAAGCATCAGTATCACCGACAACACCCTGATCGGCAACTCCAGCAAATTCATTGTCCAACTCCTTTACGATTGATTTTAAAAATTCCATATTAACCTCACGGATTGTTTTTCGAATGTGGTACATCAAATACGAATGTTATTCTTACTTCATCACCGATGTTCTCAGTCCCATGTTCAAGTTTATTATTAAACCACAACAAAGTTCCTGGTTCTACATCATAATACTCATCACCTACATAATAACGATACTTACCTTGAATAGAAAGATGATAGCGATCTTTCGTTTGATAATAACTACCTATATCAATGTGAGCACCGACGTGACCAGCAACTGGCAACGAAAGAAACCCACAACGTTTAAACTTCTTGAAGTGTCTCTTTAAAAACTTAATTATCTCAGTATGACGCTCATACGCAGGCGTAGGAATACATATCTCAGTATCCCCAACATATTCTTCAGGTTTAGTTATACCACCAATAACTAGTTGCAAAACATCTGCTTCTATTTTGGGGAACCCATGTTTATCTATATTACTCTTCACACCCTCAATAGTTTTATTGTTACCCCAATCTTCAGGGTATTGTTTCAACTGATTGAGTATTTTAGATACATTAATACCTGTTTTAATTATGCGTATATTTTTCATCCAAAAAATTCTTCTAGATTAGCTTGTGGTTCAACATACCAGCCCATTGGTTCTATAATAGTTTTCAAAGGATCAAGAAATACTTTCTCATACATAGTATTATAATCTATATACGAATTTAAATCAAATTCTTTTGGTAGTGTTTGCAAGAAAGCAATCACGTCTTCAGAAAATGGATTTGGTTTGCTAACATAAACAAATTTTATCTTATCTCCATCTTTAATTTCTGGATACTTTTTAGATATCTTCAATCTTTTACAATGATGGTTGAATAACAAAGCACCACGCACATGGATTGGAGTACCCTTAGTATATATTGGAGAACCAGCATACTGTTTCATTCCATTAACACCTCTTGGGAAAGAAATATCTTCTACTGGCAAGGAATTAAATACTTTCCTATAATCTTCTACAAATTTATGCAGAACCTTTTCGTCTCCTCCCAAAACTACATTAACAGCATCCTTTAGTTTTTCTCGGATAACAGCAGGTGTGGAAGACTTGACAATTTCTAGTCCCATAACCTTTAGTTTTGGTTTGGCATATTGAACACCCTCAGAATTATGGACGTTCAGCACGTATCTCTTTTTCGCAGTCCAGATACCTTTATCAGCAAGAACTTCTCGCTTCATGACCATCTTCTGATCATAAGCATTCATATACTGAGCCAACTCATTATAACACTTATCTATATATGGTTGAACTTTATCTTCACAAAATCTATCCATTAATGAGATAATCTTTTCAGTTGGATTATCTTTGAAGAACTTCTCAACCAACTTCTCAAATGTTACATAAATTGAATCCGTATCAACAGCAATAATATAATCTTCATTTTTAGTACCAAGTATCTCGTTCATAAATTCGTTCATCTTATTATGAATCCAACGAATACTTAACTGTCCTGAAGTAGTGATACCCTCAGCCATACGAATATCAAAGTAACGGAAATACTGATTGCCCATCGCACCATAAGCAGAGTTCAAAGCAATCTTCATTGCCATCTGCAGATTGTTCAATCTAGATATTTCTTTGAGTAGTTCTGGTTCCTTGGTTTTTTCATAGTCTTGTTCAACAGCAAGCATCATCTTTTTATATTTGCTTCTGTCAACATACATCTTATTCATCAACTCAGGAAATATACCTTGCTTCTCTTTGCTATAACACCAGCCATTAGCAGTCATAGAAAGGTTTCTTTCTTTAACTTCACTGGTATCTACATTTTGTTTCAACAAACTATTTACTTTACAGTTAACATTAAAATCCTTAACCATGGTTTCAGGACTGATGTTATATTGCATAATCAAGTGGGGGTATAGACTGTTCAAGTCAAATGAAGCAACCCAGTTATGCATGCCAAGTATAGGGTCTTTAACAAACGCACCCTCAAACTGAGCACTCTTTTCAGTAAAACTTTTTTGCGGGATAACTATGTTTTTGCTCTTCAAGTGATTATAGATAATCGCATCCCACATACGAACCTGAGAATAAACATCCTCATAGTTTATCTTAGCATTATATGCCATAGTTAAGATAAGCTCGATCAGCTTCATCTTATCTTCAAGTTTATCAACCAACTCAACGTCATGAATATTATACTCAACAAACTTTTGCCAGTCACCTTCATAGAAGTCTTTGAAGTTTTCAAACTCACTGTGGTCTAGTTTGTTAGCACCAAGTTCAACAAAGGCAATATGATCTAGACGATAAGACTCTTGGTTTGAATAAGTAAACTTCTTATAGAGATCGAGATAATCTAAGGAAGCAATACCAACCACATCATAAGCAATTTCTTTGTTACCCCTAACATAGATTTCTCTACGACGAATCATTTTCCAAGGAGAAAACTTTTGAGCATCCCTAGTGCCAAGGATACGTTCAATCCTACCCAAAAGATATGGAATATCAAAAAAGTTTGTGTTCCACCCTGTGATAATGTCAGGATAGTTTTTCTGCCAGAACTCCATAAACTTCTTGAGCATAGTATACTCATCTTTACATTCAATATACATAACATCGTTACGTGTATTATTAAACGGACGAGTACCAAACGTTATGGTTTTCTTTGTGGTAAAGTCTTTGATTGAAATTAGAAGAACTGCCTCGTTAGCAGTTTCAATATTTGGGAACCCTTCTTCAGTTGCGGTTTCAATATCAATCGTAAAGATTCTTATCTTATCAATATCAAACACCACTTCACCAGTATAGTTGTCACTTATATACTGAACAACATAGTTTGTATTTCCGTAGATCTCAAACCCCTCAACACCGTCGTATCTAGAGATAAAATCTTTACAGTCTGAGATAGTTCCTGGAGTAATCTCATAAACAGGTTTACCCTCTAAAGTTTTCCAAGGGATAGATGAGACACCGATAGATTTATTTGGAACAAACAGGGTGGGGACGAAGTCAAAGGTATGTTGAAAGCGTTTACCGTCTTCATACCCTCGCACCAAAATTTGATTACGCTTTTGGTGAACGTTAGTATAGAAAGTGTTGGACAAAAGAAATCCTCAAAAGAAATAACAAACAGGTATAATTATACTACAAGGTAGTATTATAGTAAAGTTTTATTCTTGTGTTGCAAGATATTCCAAAAAAGAAGCAGCTGCAGTTTCATTAGTAAAACATTTTACATGAACAATATCTCTGTCGATTGTGTGTGCTGCTACAACAAGTACCTGTTTACTTTTCATCACAGATACTTTAAAAATCCAGTTCCCCTTCTTTACAGGAATGAAAGAAGCAAGACCGTTGGGGAGAAGTGTAACTCTATTATTCATAGAGGTATTTAGGGATAGACCGAAGTCTACCCCCAAATATTAAACGTGCCAGTGTTTTCTAGATTGAAACACCTTTGACCAATGCTCTACCTCAGAAATAGATGTTGGTCGTTTACTCATAATAAACTGCTCAAGCTCATTGTTTGGCGTGTCGAAGAATGAAGTTAGGAATTTAATTATGCGTTGCATTTGCAAGATCCCTTCAAACTTTCAATGAGTTGTTTAGCATTTTTGCTTTTACCCATTCTGT